TGGAGAGTATTTTGCTGCTGGTGTGGGTGGTGCTATTACTGGGCGTGGTGCTGATTTGCTTATTATTGATGATCCTCACTCCGAGCAAGACGCTCTCTCTCAAACAGCCATGGACAATGCCTACGAATGGTATACCTCAGGACCTCGACAGCGTTTACAACCTGGTGGCGCTATTGTTGTAGTTATGACCAGATGGTCCACAAAGGATCTTACAGGTAAATTAATTAATGCACAAACAAATGAAAATGCCGATCAATGGGAAATTGTAGAGTTTCCTGCGGTTTTGAATGATAAACCGTTATGGCCACAGTTTTGGAAGATTGAAGAATTAAATGGTGTAAAAGCTTCACTATCAGAACAAAAATGGCAGGCACAATGGCAACAAGCTCCTACATCTGAAGAAGGTTCAATTATTAAAAGAGAATGGTGGAAAGTCTGGCCAAAGGTAGATATTCCACAATTAGCTCATGTTATACAAAGTTATGACACAGCGTTTAGTAAAAAAGAGACAGCAGACTTTAGTGCCATAACAACGTGGGGTGTATTTAAACCCGTGGAACACGGCCCATGGAACATTATACTTCTTGCGATGCGCAAGGGACGTTGGGATTTTCCCGAGTTAAAAAAGATTGCGTTAGAACATTGTTCTTATTGGGAACCTGAAACAATCTTGATAGAAGCGAAAGCATCTGGTATGCCTTTAACACAGGAGCTACGTCAATTGGGAATTCCTGTAGTAACTTATACGCCCAGTAAGGGCAACGATAAGCATGTACGTGTCAACTCCGTAGCTCCCATTTTTGAAGCGGGTCAAGTCTGGGCAACCGACGACCGCTGGGCAGAAGAAGTTATTGAAGAATGTGCCGCTTTCCCTTATGGTGAACATGACGATTTAGTCGATTCAACAACACAAGCGTTGTTGCGTTTCCGTCAGGGAAACTTCATACAATTAGAATCAGATTACAAGGAAGATCCAACTTTTCTTGTAGGAATGCAGGAGTATTATTAATGAGTAATAAATTAAAAATTAACATACCAGGAGTTAAGCCAGCATCTACGTTACTTAATCGTTCACAAGATGATTTGCTAGCTCAACGAATGGTAAAACAAATACAGTTATTAGAAGTAAAAGACAGACGTAGAAAAAATTATAAAGTACTGAAATCAAATTAATGCTTCAGTACTTACTAACTATATTAAAAAGCATTCCTAAAAGAGCAGGATATAAAAAATTTTTAGGAAAAGATTATGATGAGTTTATGGAAACGTTTGCAGAGCAATATAGAAAATTTATAAACGACGGAGATACCGAAGGTTTAAAAAATTTTAAAGATGAAGTAGGAAAAGCTAAATTTGATAAGCTTCAATTAAGAGCGACTACTGATGGTTTTATAACAAAGCTTGATAAACAAGCGTCTAAAGCTATGACTGTTAAAAAAAATTTTCAGAAAGCTATTATGAGCAGATGGGATCAAACTAAAAATTTATTTACCCCAGGAAAAAAAGAAATGCAAAAAGCATTTAAACAAGTAGCAGATGAAATGATAGAAGCCTCTCCTCGTGTTAAACAAAAACAACCAGATGGATCTTTTCAAGAAGTTATACAAATGGGTGGTAAACCATTTGAGTATAAAAAAATATTACCTGTCTTACAAAAAAGATTTCCAAAACTTTTTTCTCAGTTTGATATAGATAATATATATCACAACGCCGCGTACAGAGAATCTATAAGAAATCAAGTTGGTCTTCCTGATAACATAAAAAAAATAAGTAAATTTGAAGAACAGTATTTACGAAAACAATTTAGAAATAAATTTAGACAAGTAGACTTAGAAAGAAAAGAAAAAATAAATTTACAATATGATGATCAATTTATGTTTGATTTGTTTAGATCAAGACCTGATGATTTTAGAACAGGCAAACCTATTCAAGATGTAGATGGATTTCTTAATTTTTTAGATGATGTAAATTATTTTACCCCTACCTCTAAAAACTATTACAGAAGAAGTGATCCTGATTTTAAAGGATATATAGAGTTTAGAAAAATGCAAAAGGAAGCACCTAAAGGAACACAACTATCACACATGCTTCATTCAACTGTTCCAGATCCTTTTAAAATCTTTAGACAAATTGATGAACCTCCAACAGTCAAAGTTCAAAAAGGTTCATTTTTTGATTCACCTAATATATTTATGTCAGATGCTATGGAGTTTGGAGGAGCAGATCCAGCAAAATTAAAATTACTGTCGGCTACTGAAAATATAGATGTTCAACCAGAGTTAGAGGGTGAATTATTTGATGCAATTGTAGATTATTACAAAACAGGTAAAAGTAGAATCGCAGATATAGAACAAAAAATGATTGATAATAATATTACTACAGAAATAATTGATCCAATAGGTGGCACAGAATCTCCTTTATCAAGAATATATGGATTTGTTTCAGATGTAAAAGGACCAGCAGGAATGCAAGATGGGGGTTTCGCTTCGATTGAAGAAGTGCTAGAATACGATCATGGTTGATACAACTTTAGTAGAAAATATATTTGAAGATTTTGATCAGCAAGATTTTGCAAACTCTCAAGAGTATTTTGATTATTTGAAAAGACAAGCAGAAGGATACAAAGCATTTAAAACTTCACCTGAACAAGTACAACGAGATAAAGACGCTGCACTAGATGCATTAAAGTTTTTACCTAATGTGGCAGCGGGGTCAGGTAATTTTTTAATAGATATAGCTGAACTACCCTTAGATGTTTACAATATGTTTCAACAAGAAGAGGATGATAAAATAACATTACCTCGTTTCCCTAAGTTTGATTATACAAATGAAGAGCTCGGCTATGTTGATACTGCAGCATCTCTTTTAGTAGGAGGGCCACTTAGTTTTATTAAAGGGCTTAATCTATTAGCTAGTAAATCGCCAAAAGCTTATTCAGCGTTACGTCAAGCTTATCCTTACAGTGTAGGGCAAGTACATGACAGTATAAGACAAAAAGGAATTGGATTTCTTAAAGACTTAATGCCTAAACCTGAAGTAAGTGAAAAAATTGCTAGAAATTTAATAATTGCTACTGGCGCAGGATTAGGAGCAACTACTGGAGAACCTAGTAGAGATGAAGTAATTGAAGAAGTTGATGATGTAATTACAATACAGCCATCAGACTTAGAAGCTGATTCGCCACCTAATATTAGAGGCAGAGAATATTTTGAAAGACAACCAGAGGTTGTTGATCGTAAAGCCATGGGCGGTGAGCCAGGGCTCGAGACCAATATATTCGAGGAAAGTAGTGAAGTAGTAACGGATGGACCAGAAGAAGTACAAATGGCAAATTTATTTGGTAGAGTTCCTTTATGGGCAATCGGTAAAGTAGACAAAGCAAAAACATTAACACAAGATTTTTCTAAAGCAGCTAAACAAGCAATGGAATCAATTAAAAATAAACTTGGTACCAAAGAAGAAGTACTAGGAGAAACAGTAGAAGATATAGATATTATTGATACACCATTAGGAGATGAAGCTGTAGATGCCTATGGTAGAAATATCATCACAACACCTAAAACAAAGAAAACAATTATTGATTCACCAGAACTAAACGAGTCAGTATTTTACTCAGAGCTTGAAGCACGGCTCATGGACCCTAACACACCAAAACAATTTTCAACAGCCGATCAGTTTTTAAAATTTTTACAGCAAAAACAAATTTCTAAAGCAGAGATAGATGATAATATTTTATCGCGCTATGTAGAGCTATCAAAAAAGAATAACTATCCTCTTATTAAAGAAGATATGCTGGACATTATACGTCAAGCCCCACTGCGTAAGATTGATAGTATTACTTATGGTAATCCAGGTTATGGTGGTAATAAACCTGCAAAGTATCCTGGCTATCAAGAGCCAGGTGCCATTGATGGAAGTTACCGAGAAGATGTATTATTTTTACCTGCAAAAGATATTCCTCTTGATCCTGATAGTATTCCAGGAAGTGTTCATGATTTTGATGAGAGATACGTGATCGGTTGGTCGCGGCTCACGGACCGCACCGCAACATTACCTGTTGATACAACGAAAAAAGGTATTGAAGAAACTATTGATCCTGCCATGATTCGTACACTCAAGCGTAATCAAACAAAATTAAAAAATCAATTAAAAGGTTTAGAAGCATCAGCGTATGAAAAGATACGAAGAGCGTATGATTTAGATATAACACCACTTGATGAGATGAATGCAAGAATGGTTACAGAAAGTGTTGATTCAAGAATGTCATTTTTAGAAGATATTGATATGCCACTTGCTAATCAAATACGTCAGTTCAGAAGTAAGATACAAGATGATAGTGTTAAGTTGGGCGAAATGGAAGCCGCAACGCAAGGAGCAAAAGTAACCATAACGTTTGCTGATGAGATACAATCAGATATTCTACAACAAGCAAAACGTATGGAAGAAAAGTTTCGAGAAGAGCTTGGTGATCTTATGGATAAGAATATTGATTATGTAAAAGAAACAATAAGAGCATCACAACAATCATATCAAGGTGACTACCGTAATATTAATCCTGAGGTAGCAGAATACTTTATTAAAAATAAATCTGTATTTAGACCAATATTTCAAAGTGAAACCGAAATGCAACAGTTTATGAATGAGTATGCTAAAACACAAATTGTTTTAGAAGATTTAGCAAAAGCTGGTTTAAGACCTGATAAAGAATTAGTTACCAAAGCAAGTGAGGCAAGAGTTAAACAACAAGAGTTATTACGTGATTTAGAAACATCTCTAAGCAAAGAATCGTTAGCAAAATTGTTTCCTAATGTTCCGTTTAAAAATAGAATGGAATGGGGGTCAGCATTAATTAAACGTGATTTAGCAAAAGCAGCTAATAGATTATATGGACCAGATAAAGTGGAAGGAGCAGCACAGTGGTATGTTGTATCACCTGCTAAAAAAATAAAAAATAGATATGGTCAACAAGGTGGAACTAATACACCATATACAGAAAGAACGGGTAAAAATTTAAAAGGTATTGGCACAGAAGAGTTCTACGGTGGACCAGATAGTGTTGATCCAAACGGAAAACATTACACTTCTACTGTAGAAAAAATTTTAAAAAAAGCGGCAAAAGAGAATAACTCAGAGTTTAAAATTATTGAGGTTGATAATGTAGGACCATCTTTTGCTATTAAGATTACTCCTGAAATGTTATTACCTCATAAAACTCATAGAAAAAAAGGAGGGATGGTGTATACTCCCGAAATAATTGATATATTTGAGGCAGCATAATGGCAGTTGATAAACCTATAGGATTTGTACCAGCACAAGAAGAAGCAATTCAACAATTAACAGAAATGGAGATTGATGAATCTGTAGAACAAGGCAATATTGAAATGATGGAAGATGGCTCTGCTATTATTGGAGAGCAAGAATCAACCATAGCTGCGTCATTTGACATGAACTTAGCGGAAGTTTTAGACGAAGATACACTTGGTAATATTTCTAGTGAGCTGCGTCAAGCTTTTGAAGATGACAAAGCATCAAGAAAAGAATGGGAAGAAACATATAAAAAAGGATTAGATCTTTTAGGATTTAAATATCAAGAACGCACAATGCCTTTTGCAGGTGCAAGTTCCGTGACTCATCCAATGTTGTCCGAAGCTATTACACAATTTCAAGCGCAAGCTTATAAAGAATTATTACCTAGTGGTGGACCTGTTAATACACAGATACTAGGAAACACGTCGCCACAAAAAGAAGAACAAGCTCAACGTATTAAAGATTACATGAACTATCAGATTACATATGAGATGGAAGAGTATGATCCTGACATGGATTCATTATTATTTTATTTACCCTTATCAGGTTCTGCTTTTAAAAAAGTTTACTATGATGATGGACTAGGAAGAGCTGTATCTAAGTTTATTCCTAGTGATGATTTGTATGTACCTTATCAAACAACAGATTTTCCTTCATGCGAAAGAGTTACACATGTTATTAGAAGAACACAAAATGAAGTAAGAAAATTACAAGTAGCTGGAATGTACAAAGACGTAGATCTGTCTGTTTACAATAATGAAACAGGACTACAAGAGCAAGAGAGTAGAATTGCGGGTGTGCGAAAAAGTTATAATGATGAGGACTATCAGTTGCTAGAAATGCATGTTGATTTAAACATCGAAGGAATAGATAGTGACGACGGCATTAAAGTTCCATACATTGTAACCATTGATGAAGGCTCTTCTAATGTTTTATCTATTTACAGGAACTATGAAGAACAGGACGAAAAAAGAAAAAAGAGACAGTATTTTGTCCACTATAAGTTTTTACCTGGTTTTAGTTTTTATGGCTTTGGGCTTATCCACATGCTCGGGGGTTTATCAAGAACTGCCACGGCAGCACTTAGACAACTTCTTGATGCAGGTACATTGTCCAATCTCCCTGCGGGCTTTAAAGCTAGAGGGTTGCGAGTTAAAGACGACGATAATCCCCTCCAACCAGGAGAGTTCAGAGATGTAGATGCTCCTGGCGGTAGTTTGCGAGAAGGATTATTACCTTTACCTTACAAAGAACCGAGCCAAACGTTATTTCAATTATTAGGTTTTTGTGTAGAAGCTGGCTCACGTTTTGCAGCAGTAGCTGATCAAAAAGTTGGTGAAGCGGCACAAGCAGGAGCACCAGTTGGTACAACAATGGCGTTGATGGAACGTGGTGCGAGAGTCATGAGTGCTATTCATAAAAGATTGCACTATGCACAAAAAATAGAATTTAAATTATTAGCAAAAATATTCTCTGAATCGTTGGGACCAAGGTATCCATACGAGTTAGGTAATGATCAAATACAAGGTTTAAAACAATCTGACTTTACAAGTGATATTGATATTATTCCTGTATCTGATCCAAACATATTCTCCATGTCTCAGCGTGTAACGTTGGCACAAACACAATTACAATTAGCTCAAGCTGATCCTGGTGCACACAACATGTACGAGGCGTATAGAAGAATGTATCAAGCATTAGGTGTAAAAGATATTGATGTATTATTACCTGTTCCGTCAGAACCACAACCAATGGATCCTGGATTAGAAAATGCATCATCTTTAAAAGGTCAGGGCTTGACAGCTTTTAGAGGACAGAATCAAATGGCACATGTTGATGCTCACAGAGCATTTATGTCATCTTCTTTAGTTAGAAATAACCCTCAAGTTATGTCTATTTTACAAGCTCATATTATGGATCATGTAAGTATTCAGGCAAGAGAAGAAGTAGAAGAAGAAACTAAACAAGAAATAGAACAAGTTGCTGCTCAATATGGTGGTCAAGTGCCAGAAGAATTACAATTACAAATGCAACAACAGATTGAAAGTCAAGTTGCAGAAAAAATAGCTGAAATGATAGATGAAATGCTAGTGGAAGAAGCAGAAGTACTACAAGAAATGGGTGAAGATCCTCTTATTGGACTAAAACAACAAGAAATTAACCTAAGAGCACAAGATTTACAAAGAAAAGCTATGGTTGATGAAGCAAGTATAGGTATTGATGAGCAAAAATTACGTCAAGATGCGCAAATCGCACAAGATCGTATAGATTCTCAAGAAGATATTGCTCAATTACGTGCAAATGTTAATCTAACTAAGCAAAGAGAGATAGAAAAAAGTAAAAAACGACCGAGAACAGTTGATGTAAACAAAAATATTAGGTTTGATAATTAAATGACTGCAGCAGAAGAAAAATTACAAAACTATTTTAATCAAATACTTGCTTATGTAGAAAATACTTCCAAAAGTAGTGAAGATAGTATACTTTTAGCGGGTGCTATGATGAGCATTGCAAGAATTATTTACTTTGATAACTTAAATAAGGAAGAAGCAAAAAACATTATAGAACACAATACGTTTGATTTTGTTGATTTAATCAAACCAACAATACATTGAGGTAATTATGGTAAAATATTATAACGGAAAACTTTATCCAAATGCAAAAATGACTTCTTTTCCAAAGAAATATCCTAATGCTAACAAAACTTCTGTTGAGTCTACTGCTGCAATAGCATCTGTTGGACCAAGAGTTATTGATAACAAGGGTAGCGGACCAAAAGGACAGACAAGCAGAATGCAGATTAAAAAAGTACCTTTCAAAGGCGTTTTTTAATCATCTATTTGCAAAAATAGAAAAATAAGGTAAATTAAGCGCTTTAAAAAGGAGGTTTTATGAACCTATTAAAAGATCTATGGTCACACATTAAAGAGTGGTCAGAGTGGAAAATGAAAGACTGGATTAAGGCCGCTATTGTAGCGATCATTGTTATTTGGGTAATTAGCTGGATGACAGGCGGAGCTGTATAATGGCATTAGGACTACTATCAGGTTTATTAGGCGGCAAAGATGGCGCTTTAAAACAAGTAGCTTCCGTAATTGATTCAATCCATACCTCAGAAGAAGAGAAATTAGATAAACAGATTTTAATGCAACGCATTCAACAAAAGCTTGCAGAAAAGCAGTTGGATGTAAATGTAAAAGAGGCAGGTCACCGCTCCGTATTTGTGAGCGGCTGGCGCCCTGCTATCGGTTGGACAGGAGCCTTTGCGTTAATGTTCGAATTCATTCTATCTCCCTGCATAGAATGGTATAGTAAATTTGCAGGACTAAACTTAACGGCTCCTGAAATTCAAACTGGGCCTTTACTAGCTATTGTAACTTCAATGCTCGGCGTAGCGGGAATGAGAAGTTTTGAGAAGGCGAAAGGATTAACAAAATGAGTACTTTAAAAAGTGTAAAAAACTTAATAAAAGAAATTAAAGAAAAAATAGAAGATAAAAAACCAACAGGTTCATTAAGTAAAATGTTAAAAAATATGTACAATAATCTTGACCCTGATGATAAAAAAACAATAAAAAATAGAGTAGATACCGTTTTTGCAAAAGCAAAGGCACGAAAAGTTTCAGGAAGATTAAATGTAGATGACATCAAACGAGCTAGT